ATCAAAGTGCGCAAGGTCCGCAAGTACATTATGTCAGGCTCAAAGATTCTGGAGGACTCCGGCTACATCGCCGGGTCTTGCATCCCGATCATCCCGGTCTACGGCAAGCGCTGGTTCATCGATAACGTGGAGCGCTGCATGGGTCATGTGCGCTTGGCGAAGGACGCGCAGCGCCTGAAGAACATGCAACTGTCCAAGCTTGGCGAGATCAGCGCGCTGTCCAGTGTCGAGAAGCCGATCTTCACGCCTGATCAGGTTGCCGGTCATCAGATGATGTGGGCTGAGGACAACCTGAAGAACTATCCGTACATCCTGGTCAACAAGATTACCGGTCCAGACGGGAACGAAATGGCATCCGGTCCGCTCGGCTACACCAAGCCGCCGGTCATCCCTCCGGCTCTTGGCGCCTTGCTCCAACTGACCGAACAGGACATGACCGAAATTCTGGGCAACCCGGCAGGCGCCGACAAGATGGTGTCAAACATCAGCGGCAAGGCCGTTGAAATGATCCAGCAGCGCGTTGACATGCAGGCTTACATCTACATGTCCAACTTTGCCAAGGCCGTCAGACGTGCGGGCGAGGTGTGGCTGAGCATGGCGCGTGATGTGTACGTCGAGCCCAAGCGCAAAATGAAGGGGATCACCGAATCGGGCGAGATGGAGACCGTTGAATTGATGGTGCCTCGCATGAGTGAAGAAGGCGAGATCGAGCAAGAGAACGACCTGAGCGAAGCAAAGTTTGACGTAGCGGTGGAGGTCGGACCGACCAGCACCAGCCGCCGCGAGGCCATGACGCGCTCAATTATGAACGTGATGGCGCTGACGCAAGACCCGGAGACGCTGCAAGTGCTGACCGCCATGCTGATGATGAACGTGGAAGGCGAGGGCATGGGGGAGTTCCGCGACTTCTTCCGCAAGCGCCTGGTGATGATGGGCGTCATGGAGCCGAACGAGCAGGAAGCCGAACAGATGGCCGCAGCAGCGCAGAACCAGCAGCCCGACCCGCAAGCCGTCTACCTTGCAGCCGCTGCTGAAGAAGCGAGAGCGAAGGCGCAGAAGGCGCAAGCAGATACGGTCTACACGTCAGCCAGGGCGCAGGAGACGCAAGCCAAGACTGTTGAGACGCTGACACGCTTGGACATGGACAAGCAGAAGCAAGCACTGGAGACGGCGAAGGATATCAACGAAATTGTTAGGGGTGGATGATGGTTGACTTCATCGGCGCAGCACGAGACCCGCAGTTCCGTCAGGACGTTGGACAAGGCTTAGTGGATGCCTTCGGGCGTGGCTTGGCAATGGTCGGCGGTGCGCCGGTGGATCTGACCACCATGTTTCTGCGTCCGCTCGGCTACTCCGCACCAGATGAACAGATCGTCGGCAGCAGTGAGTACATTGGGCGCCAGATGGCTAACCTTGGCCTGATCAGCGAGAGCCGCAACCCGGCAGCGGAGTTCCTGAGCGCCTTGTTGATTCCAGACCCAACGGACATTCAGAAATTGGCGCCCTACGTCCAGCGGGCTATGAGCGCTGACTTGGTGGCGGCAAGACCAAGCACGCCTGGTGCGGCAATGGCGATGCAACGGGGGTCGGTTGGCTTTCAAGAAGAATACAAAGGCGTACCGACTGCAAGACAAGTCTTGAATGCCGATCTTCCAGAGCAGTATGCCAGCAAGCCGTCGCAGGGAGTGATAACAGGTGCAAGTATTGGTATTCCTGGAAAGGTCGAAGGGCAAGGTCAGCCGTTTGCAGAATGGCGCATTGACGAAACGATGGACACTCAATTCAATCCTGACGCAATGGATTACGAAGAAATCTATGAGCCTTATATTTTGTTGGAAAAGTTATTTGTTCCAGAAGATCAAAGAGGTCAAGGCGCCGGAAGGAAGGTGTTAAACGCATTTGTTGAAGAAATTAAATCATTATATCCAGGAATCAAGATCAGGCTTTCGGCTGACCCAGATGACGAAGACTTTATGAGCGTTGATGACTTGGTTGACTTTTACAAGTCAGCAGGATTCAAAGAGATACCGTCAGAAGGAGAGGCACCAATCATGGAATACAAAGGCTGAACATCAGCCCAAAACCATGTTACATTTTAAACAGGTATCCGCCAGCCTGATAGATTGGCGAGTTGAAGCGAGGCAGTGATGACAGACGAAACGGCAGTAGTTGACGAGATTGAGGAAGAACTGGAAGTTCCAGAGCAAACGGGCGATGAAGTGGTGAACGCCGACCCGCAACCGGAACCAGAAGAACCCGAAGAAATCACAGTCAGCATTGGGGAGGAATCGCCACCTCCAGAGGAAGAAACCCGAGCGCCTGAATGGGTGCGGGATCTGCGCAAGCAACATCGAGAGCTTCAAAAGCGCAATCGTGAACTGGAGCAGAAGCTTCAATCCAGCCAGCCGCAAGAACAAGCGGTCCAGGTCGGCAAGAAGCCAACGCTTGAGGAATATGATTACGACACGACGAAGTTCGAGATGGCGCTTGAAAGCTGGTACGACCGCAAGCGCAAGGCCGACGACCAACAGGCCAAGCAAAAGCAAGCGGAAGAACAGCAGCAGCAGGAATGGCAGAACAGGCTGAACCAGTACAGCGAGGCGAAAACCAAGCTGAAGGTCAAGGACTACGACGATGCCGAAAACATCGCCCAGGAGTCCCTGAACGTGGTGCAGCAAGGCGTCATCCTGCAAGGTGCAGAGAACCCGGCACTCTTGATTTACGCACTTGGGAAGAATCCGAAAAAAGCGCGCGAACTTGGCGCCATCACTGACCCGGTAAAATTCGCCTTCGCAGTGGCGAAGATGGAGACGCAATTGAAAGTACAAGCGAAGAAGGCACCGCCAGCACCAGAAAAGACGATCCGTGGCACAGGCCCGGTCTCTGGCGCAGTGGACGCCACACTTGAACGGCTACGCGCAGAAGCGGAAAAGACGGGCGACATGAGCAAGGTGGTTGCCTACAAACGCAGCAAGCGCAGTGGTAAGTAAAGGGTGCATTTCCGATGACAGGTGTCGGCAAGGCTAAGACCAAATCTGAATACGCTAAGGAATGGCGTGCGAGGATGGAAGTCGAAAACCCGGAGTACATGGAACAGCAGCGTGCAAAAGCGCGTGAGCGGTCTCGCGCCAAGTATCTTGCGAACAAAGACAACCCCGAATACATCGAGGCTGAAAGAGAACGCAAGCGCTTACTTCAAGCAAAGAGGCGGCAAAACGCAGAGTATCGAAAGATCGAAGCAGCACGCAAAGCTGAGTACATGAGAGATCCGGAGAAGAAAGCAAGGCAGGCACAATCTATGGCTGAATGGAAAAAGCGAAACAAGGATCATGTGAGTTCGTACCAGAGAGAATGGCGCGAATCAAACGTAGATGCTGTTCGTGAATACCAGAAAGCATACAGCGAAGAATACAGAGCAAAGGAGAGCGTACAGGCCGAAACTCGCAGGCGACATCTGAAGAAGAACTATGGGATTACCCCAGAGTGCTTTAATCAGATGTGGCAGAAGCAAGACGGAAAGTGCGCGATCTGTGGTGATGCGATGGTTCCACGCGGTCGGAAAAGCAATGCAGCTTGTGTTGATCACAACCATGAGACAAATGAAGTCAGAGGATTGTTGTGCCGCGCTTGCAATCATGGTATTGGCAATCTGAAAGACAGCCCGTTAGTACTACAGTCAGCCATAAAATATTTAACCGAACGCGGTTTTTATGGCAAAAAACCATTAGGAGTCAATGACTTATGAGTAATAACTTCTCGAAAGAAGAGCGTATCGCTTTTGAGGACATCCTCGAAGGCTTCCAGGACGCGCTGGTATTGTCCCGCAACGTCAGCGTTTACAACACCGACTCAACCATGATGGAGCGGACTGATAATGTCATCTGGCGTCCACAGCCCTACATCAGCCAGTCCTATGACGGCACCGACCAGACCGCCAACTTCGGCGATTACACTGAGCTTGCTGTTCCTGCAACGCTTGGTTTCCAGAAGTCCGTCCCTTGGATCATGACCGCTCTGGAACTCCGCGACGCGCTCCAGGAAGGCCGTCTTGGTGACTCTGCACGCCAGAAGCTTGCCAGCGACATCAACCGCGCAGTCATGAACGTCGCCAGCGCCCAGGGTTCCCTTGTTGTCAAGCGCACCTCAGCCGCGACCGGCTTCGATGACGTGGCGCAGTGCGAGGCGATCATGAACGAGCAAGGGGTTCCTGACTTTGACCGTTACCTGGCGCTCTCCACCCGTGACTACAACGGCATGGCGAACAACCTGCAAGGCGCTTCCCGTTCCTTCGGTAACGAGATCAGCGACGGCGCGCTGCGTCGGGCAATGGTCGGCATGGTCGCAAGCTTTGAGACCTATAAGCTTGACTACGCTAACCGTCTGACTGCTGCCGCTGCCACGGGTGGCTCGGCTATCACGATGGACACGCGCGCTAGCGCCAGCAACTATTGGGTGCCGAAGGCTGTCACCACATCGGCTACCGGTGAGCGTGGCAACGTGGATAACCGCTTCCAGACAATCACTGTCACTGCAACATCCAACGTCAAGGCTGGCGATGCCTTCACCATCGGCACTGCAGGCACCGACGGCGTGATGGCTGTTCATCACATTACCAAGGGCTCTACCGGGCAGCTGAAGACCTTCCGTGTGGTCAGCGTGGATTCCGCCACGACCATGACCATCACACCGCCGATCATCAGCAACCAGGGCGGGACCGACGCGGAGGCGCAGTATCAGAACGTGGAACTTGAAGGCACCAGCGCTACCGCTGCCATGACCTTCCTGAACACGACTGCTGCGAACATCAACTGCTTCTGGCAGCGTGACGCTATCGAGCTTCTGCCCGGCCGTTACGCAGTGCCAACCGACGCCGGAGCGGCTGTTATGCGCGCCAGCACCGACCAGGGCATTGAGCTTGTGATGACCAAGCAGTACGACATCAACACGATGAAGACAAAGTACCGTCTTGATACGCTGTTTGGTGTGGTCAACAAGCAGCCTGAAATGAGCGGCATCATCCTGTTCGGTCAGTCTTGATCTTGACGGGGCGGCGCAAGTCGCCCCAAACCATTTTGAGAGGATTTTAAAATGTCAGAGATTATCTACGCACAAGGCACTGCCACTGTCAGCCTGGCAGCCAATGACGGCATTGCCGTCTACACTCGCGGCGAGGCGC